CTAAGCTGCATTTAATTTTCCTGTTAAAAGGCTTTCTTATTGGACCAACAGTTTTATACTGACCGTCTATAATATCGCCTTCTTTTAGCTTATTTGTCAACATGCCTATAAGATGAGCACTACCGGTGTAAGACTCACCTTGTTCAGATGTATTATAAGAGGCTGCATTTTCAACTATTTTGCAGGGATAATTTTCTATAACTGTTTCAAAGGTCGGATCAGTGCCGGTCCCATCATCAAACTTATAATCAGAGCCGGAACTATCACTGTCAGTATCGATTTGTCTGGTTACTTTTACATTTTTATAATCCATTTAAAACACCTCATATCATATCTACAGAAATAGTCGACCCTGAGCCTTCCTCATCCTCTTCATCTACATAGTCTTCCCACATATCCATGACCTCTGCCGGGACATCAGAAAACTGACCAAACTGATTTTTGACATTATACTTAACACTCGAATCATCATCAGACTCTGATTCAGCTCCAGTTTTTCTGGAAAAGTTAAAATCAACATATTTACAGACGCTGACTTTTAACACTGGATCTGTAGTTGATTCACCGGTTATCTTTTCACATTTAGAGTTACCTGCAGCTAATAGCATTTCCAACTTGCTATTATAATTATCTATTTCTTGAGGTATTTCTAAATAATCTTTAACCTCATTTAATGTGGCATACTCAACCATCTCTATTCACCATCTTTTTCAGCAAGAGCTTCTTTGACTGCAGCTAACAACTCATCTTTATCGTTTCTCAGGCTGCTTCTTCCTTCCAAGTCTATTTCCTGAGCAACATCCATTAATTCAGCAACTGTCATTTCCTCTAACTCTTCATCAGTTGGCTGATCATTTTCTTTTTTGCTGGAATCATCTTCATTTTCAGCAGGTGGTTTGGGTTCTTTTTCTTCAATCTCTCCTATAACTTTTGAAACTAGATCATTATCTTTGAAGAAAGAAACATCTTTCTCATCAACCTCTATTTCAGAACCAGCTCTATGTCGATTGCCGTTATATTTAACTTTTCCAGATAGTTTAACTTTTACTTTTTTACTCATTAATCGCACCCCTTTTCTTGAATAGGGCCCATTTCTAGGCCCTATTGATTAATTATATTTAATTTGATTAGGCAGTATGCACATTAAGCACATAGACCTGATCTATTCTTTCAAAACTTGGCAGCACAATTCCTGAAACAGTTGTTTTGACATTTACAGGAGTTGTTTCCAGCTCTGTGGTAACTGCAATACCAGTATCAACAATTTGAACATCTGCATTACTGTTACCAGTCATAAGGTCAGACTCTTCCGGAGTTGTACCGTAATAAGTATTACCCAGAGTTCCTGTAGGTAATAATGAAAATACATCATCAGGGAAGAATAAGTTCCCAGACTGATTTTTAACTGTTTTAGAATACTTTTTATTATAAACTGTAACAGTCAAGCCGAGCTTATTAGAGAGATAATTTCTCATAATCTCGTCAGTCATAATCAAAGTACCGCCGCTGGCATAACCATTAGCAATAATATCCCCTCTGATGCTTTCGTTCTGAATTAAATAATTCCATGTTTTACGAGTACAAACCGCTCTGGTAGGTCTTTCTCCAGTCTCTTCTTCAATAGTATCCTGAGCAGACTGAATGTCTTCAACAGGATTAGAATTGGCAATATCAGACCACATATCGGTGCCAGTTAATGTTTCCTTATGATTTGATAAGTCATCATTAGGATCATAATCATAAACATAAGCCTTTCTATTAGCCTCAATGCTGATTCCAAAAGTTGAAATTAACTGCATTCTCATTCTCTCCGCCTGCACTTCAGCACCATTAACCAGCCCAGCTGCATCATCAAAGATGTTTCTAAGCATTGGCTGAATTAATTCGCTGTTTCTAGCAGCCATCAAGTTGTTAATATCCTGTCTGTCTTTCTCGCCGATTCTCATAGACTCTCTGAAGAATGGCATTTCAGTTTCGATTTCACTAAAACCAATTCTATCTCTCAGAGTTGGTTTAGCATCAAAGTTTGAAGGTGTTAACGCTACAGGAAGACCTCCCGCTCCTTTAATCCATTTTAAATCCAATCCCAGCTGTTTCTGTCTGGGGAATAATGCTCTTCCCAGATAAGGGATTGAGTTCGATTGTTTCTCTTTATAATAACTAGCTATTTCTTCTGCATTTGCAAAATCATAAATGCTTGGCATAGTTTTCACCCTTCCGTTTTAGTTAATTTTATTTATTCTATTAAACTGATTAAATCAGTTAAATTACTTTTTACATCATCAACAAGTGCTTCTGGCAGTTTGCTTGGATCAACAAAACCATGAACAAGCATAGCTCCACCGGCCGGGCCATGAGTTACATCAACATCATTTAACAGAATGCCTTCTACATCAACACCTGCACCAGTAGTTCCAGTTGCAGCTCCCTGTGTGTTCTTTTTCTCTACCTTTAAGCTTTCATCTTCAAGTGCTGCTCCACCAACACCTCCAACAGGACTCCCTGCAGGTAATATTTTTTTACCTTCTGAGTTAGCAGCAACATTTGTATCATCAACAGTTACGGCTAAAGCAACATAATGATCAGGAAACTTTAAAACTTCTTCTCTGTTCGAATAATCAACCTGAGTATATCTCATTAATTTTCACCATCCTTAATTATTTAATAATATTAATTATCTCCAAAGTAATGACTTTGGGCTTTTTCAGCTTCAGCGTCAGTTTCAGTCCCGCTTTGAGCTAACTTCTTACCAAAGCCACCTTTGCCTTTCTTTTTGCTGCCCCCATTAATTCCATCAAGAACAGAACCGCCATTCTGCAGCTCTTTGATAACAGCATCTTTGATAGCATCCTGAGCAGCCTTCATGCTTTCTATTCTTTCTTCAACATCAGCTTCAGCAAGTTCTGGGTTTACCTGGTGCATTTGATCAACATCAATAAACTCAGCAAGCTCTTTATTTAATTCTGATTCAGCAACTTTCTCTGCCTTATGGGCTCTAAGTTCTTTCTTTCTGAGCTCATTCTCTTTATCCTGGAGCTCCTGCTGCTTTGCTTCCAGTTTTTCTTCTTCTGACATTGTTTCCTGCTCCATCTCTTTCATTTTCTTTTTTAAGTTACCAATATCATTACGATAGCGGTCAAGCTCTTTTTTATTTTCCTCTTTTATCTTATCCAGTTTTGCCTGCAATTTTTCAGCTTCAGTTAATTTTTCATCATCACCGGTTGAGCCTTCATCTCCACCCTCGTCTCCTTCAGGGTTGGAATCGTCTCCACCTTCATCTCCTCCAGCAGATCCTCCCTGAGGGTTAGCTCCACCATCAGCATCCAGCATAAACATAGGTACAAATCTTCCGTTAATCCACATAATTAATATTCACTCCTCTACCGTCTTCTACAGTATTGAGACCACTTAATGATTAAGAGTTCTCTCAGTATCGCCGGTTAATTTTAGTATTTTATATACATTACCCCGTCTTCATTAGTCAGCCCGTCTAAAATAGCCCGTTCCTTCTAAATCGCCGGAATTAAAAAAACACCCTCTCAGGTGTTAGTTTTCTGTCCACGGTTTAAAGTTTTTAATCTGATTCACTACTTTTTCATTCCACTGGCCACCAAAATTAATTCCTCTGTCATCCACTATTGCTACAGCGGGAACTTTTTCTCTAACTACATCATCAACTTCAATTTCATGTTCGATTAACCAATCCTCAATTGCTTCCAGTCCGCCCTCCTGGTGGCAGCGAGAAGAATGAACAACAACTTCAAAGTCTTTTCTAAGTAATTGTATTGCACTATCAACATTGTCAACTGGTGGGTCCGGGATAACATCAGCACCCTGCCAGCCTGATTTATAACTGTGAATAACACCGTCAAAATCTAATATAATTGTTTTCTTTTCCTTTGGCATCTAATCCCTCCTCAACTTTGATAATTATTTTGCCTCCACAATTAGGGCATCTTTCAATATCCTTTTTATCTGGTTTATAATTACAAATTTCGCATTCTTCTATAATTTTAGTCATATTTTAACCTGAATTCTTCATAGCAGCACCAATAATACCCAACAACCTTTGCCCTTCCTTCTTCTTAATCCTACCAGCTCTCATAAATCTCTTAGTTCTATTCAAAACCGCCTGCAGTTGTTCTGGACTTCTACGGCCATCTAATAACCATTCATCATAACCAGTGGCCGGGCCAGTAAGTTCAGTATTGATATAAGGACTATAAGCACATCTGCAAAAAGGATGCCTTGGCAAAAGTATAATTTCATCAATTGTCATTACTTTATTATGGTCAGCCGAACAAACCGGGCAGGTAACTGCATCTAATGTTGCCAGGTACCTTACCTTTTCTATCCCACCCTGCTGGTATACATCAAGATTAGCCTGGTTAAAAATAGCATTCATCCAGCTTCTTGTTGTAGCATCAACTCTGTTTTTACCCATCTGGTCGCTTATTCCATATAATCTGCGACTGGTTTTATTGGGGTTTTCACCAAATGCAATTGACTCAAAAACTTCCTGTTCAATTCTAAAAGCCAGATCAGTGCTGTACTTGCTAATATAATCAGTCATTGTCTTGCCTTTAATCTGAACCGAGTCAACAACCTCAGACTTAATGGCCTGAGTAGGAAGTGTATCAAATTGATCGCTTATTTCTAATTCAGGAACATCTTTGAGTAAATCCTGGGTAAAAAGAGATTCTTTTTTATACATAGAAGCAAGATCATCTCTATAATCACTGATAAAACCTTTCTTATACTTTTTAATCTGGTTTCTAATCTGTTTCCTAAGCTTTTCTTTTCGGTTGTACTTTGCCATCTCAGCATTGGACCACTGACCTTTTTTATTTGCCTTCTTAAAAATTTTCATTATGTCATTATCAATACTTTCGATGGTTTGTTCTAGTTTCCGGATATACTTATCTGCATATTCTTCCTCATCGAGCCTATTTTCAATCTTGTGAATTAACATGATCACTCAACTCGCTATCTATTTCTTCCCTGATTTCATTCCTTTCTTCTTTGATTCTTTTATTCTCTTTTTCAGCATCAGGTATTAAATCTGGGAATTTTTCCATTCCAGTTTTTCTAGAAATGAAATTAATTTCTCTTAAATCTTTCACTAAATCTAATAGCTGTTTAACTGAGTCTGGGAGTATTCCTCCAAAACCAATGCCATGCTGTACTGTTGATTTACCCAGCATTCTCAGGGCCATATTATCAATCGTAACGATACCTGTCTCCAAATCACCTCTTAAGCTGCCAACCTTAGCCTCTATCTCGATTGACTTAATCTTTAATGCATCACCTGAAGGATCTCCATTACTTAGGAGAGTAGAAAGCACATATTCTGGATAGTCATTAGATATGTTCTTTTTGATATCTTCCTGCTTATCTAGCATCAACTGAGCTACATTCCCCTGCATTTCAAGGTACTGCATTTTAGCATTTGGATTATTAAGATGCCATACACTCTGTTCTTTAAAGCGCCCTTCTTTATGGTTTTCTTTCGCTTCTCCTGACATTTCACCTGAAAGGTTATCCCAAATTAATGGATCACCATGAAGATAAAATATATTTTCAAGATAAGCTTCAAGTAAGTTATAATAATCAGTCTTATT